AACGTCTCTCATACTCGCATCCAAGGGCTTTTAGGTGATGCCATGCCCAGATGTAGGCGTTAGCACTAGACCGCACCCAGACCGCACTAGGGTGGTTTTTGTGGGTAGCCTTGTACGCTACCTGATCCCCGTCTAGCTCTACGTGTGCAGTACTGAGTAGCTGTGCTGTCTCTAGTATCATTTTGACTACGTGACGGTCACACTGTAGCCTAGCGGCCTCGTGCGGGTCACGATCTAGGTAAAATATGTTCATCTGTCCCCCTCGGCATGTTCTATATCTACGTTTGCTACGCACACTGTTTTACCATCTTCTAGCACTGCGACTACCCATGACGGGTAATCCACAAGCCACTCCCTTCGTACCCACCCCCGTAAGTCATCGGCTGTATAATATACGTCTCTCTTTAACTGGTCTGGATATAGTGTACTCATAACTAGTCCCCGTGGTCTGTCGGTAGATAATCTTCACCTGATAATACTTCGTCGTTAATTATATCCTCAAAGTATGCCACGTTCCACCCTTCGTGTAAATCTTTTTCGCCTACCGTGATTTTATCAATGGTCAAAAGATCCTGATAATCATCACGGTCTAGCGTCCAGTGTATAGTGACATCCAGTGTAGCCCACTCACAGTCAACCTGTGTTTCTGTTTGATGCTGCCCGTATCTAGTCATTGTCTCATGTCCTCGCTGAATATTAGCCATGCGGTTACCACTAGGCAACCTATGCCCCATAACCATACTATGTCAGTTTCCATATTAGTACCCTCCTGTTAACCTGATACTCAGGTCTTGATCGTCTGCCTCAAAGGTCAAGCCTAACACAACCAGTTTATAAATACCAGCATAAAATGCGTCATCTGTCTTGTAACATATTACCATTAGTCAAACCTCCCGATTTTAGTCTCGCCTGTGTCATTGTCACGAATAGCCGTGATTGAGTAAGGGTAACAGAACATCGTAAACCTGTCAAGATAGCTGATAGTGGCATACGGTTGCAAGTCTGGATCTTCCGGTGACTTGTACGCGCCACAGTCTGCTACAGTGCCACCAAACGGGTACTGAAAGCCACCGTAGCCATAGATTTCGTCCATCGCCTGTGTCACGGAGTCTAGGGTAGCGTCTCCTGATCCCTGTGTCGCGTGAATAAAAAACTCCGGTACGATCCCTAGGTACTCCCGTGTGATTTCTGGGTACACCTTAGAAGGGTCCCACTGTACGCTGTAATCTTTCATAGTCCTGCCCTCTCTAGTCTGTCTTGAAATGAAATATCGCTTAGATGATCTTCGAAAACTTCGGGCGCATCTGTCCCCCACGTTAGGTACTCGCCGTCTATAGGTGAAATCGTTTTAAAGGTGTTGTCTCGCGGGTTGACAAACACCACTTGCCGCCATGCGCCCATTACTTTTACCCAATCTCCTGTGTATACAATCATTTACGTAACACCTCCATAAGTTTTAACTCTGTCTCTAGCCTGCCTAGTTCTGCTTGCATGGCTGTAATTCCCGACAATATATGAGTTAGCGTAGACTGTGGGCAATCGTCGTCTAACCCGTACAGTAGACTGTCATCAATGCTTAGGTTTAGCCACTTTATGCGGCTCTGTGTAGCCTGTATCGCGCTGTCGTATCCTGACCACATGGCTTTATCCCTCCCCTGTGATGCTATCAAAGAAGTCCTGAGGCATCTCTACCGCGTCAACACCATCGCGTAAATATGATTTGTTGCCGAGCCACTTGTTTATGTGTCGTGTAGTGGTTTGGCTGTACCACTGCGAGGTTTTAGTGTACCCCTGTGGTGTCAGCGCCGCTACGGGCGTCTGGTAACTAAAGAGCACTGTGTACCCGTTGATCTCTAGTTCTGTCATGTTACTGCCTACGTTTCTAACCTTCATAGTATTACCCTCGTTTGTGGTTTTGGTTTAGCAGTAGACCCTGAGTGTACACAAGGCCTACCACTAACGCAACCCCTCCTATAGTCTCAGTAGTTTAGCGGATACCCAGCGTGGGAACCAGAGTTTAACGAGCACTGGATACCGTATGTAAGGGTGACTCACTTCCCTCCTGAGTATAGACCATAGTCGTGTGTCGTGATCGTACTCAGCGTAATACCGTCCGATTATCTTTTGCATGTCTCTAGATCTCCTGTGATCTTTTGTCTAGCTCTGAATATATAGCGTCTAGCTTATCACTAATCCAAGGTGGTGCCGTTCTCCCGAATTTCTCAGGGTACTGCTTTATTTTGTTCTCTAGTCGAATCATACGATCTTTTAGATCTTCTGTCGAGCAGTCTGCTAGTGTTTGCATGTCTCTAGATCTCCCTAGTAGTAGTCTGCGTCTGCAGGTGTGTATTCATCTTCGGGGATGCTATCCTCTAAGTCTCGCAGATGCGCCCTCGCGTTTGACAGTGTAGGCAATTCGATGCCGTAAGTATCTGCAAGCTCTATAGTGTGTCTGTACCCTTGTTGCATGTAGTACCACGCTCTATCTGTGTTGCGTTGTGATCGCATCTCAGTCCGCATTATGTCATCAACCATAATAGTGTTGACTAGTGTTGCGATGCTGTCTGCCTCTGCCTTTGTAAGTGCCATGTGTTTTGCCTCTGTTGTGTTGCGTTGTCGATGGGGTAACTATGGACTAGTGCGGCCCTAGTTGCAAGCGGTAATATTACACATAAATTCCCTGGGACAAACTGTTGACATCCATTGTGGTTGTATGCTTGCGTTTAGCCAGAGGGTCCTACACTGGCACACACACTTTGTCAACGTGAATTTTACACTTGTAAACGTGTGTCTCCCGTGGTAGTCATTTGGGCCTCGGGTCTAGCACAATGCACAACCCGTGTCAACCCGTGTAGCCTTGTGAATAATACCGATGTTTGTCCTTGCGCCCCGTGTCAGCCTGTGTTATGCTGGAGGGTCGGCCTAATGTTGGGACCGGGGGAGGGGGATTGACATTAGTTATTATTGTTGTACCTACCCAAGTTTACTAGAGGGTAATTTTAGGTAAAACTATGCAAAAATAACATAAGTTATGCAGCAGCTAAACGCTTGTTTTGTCTAGTGTTTTATCCGGGGGCGGGACTCTAGTTAAAAATAGTACAAAAAAGACTTGACTTTTGAGTAAAAGTATGATACAATAATAGGCAGATACTAGGATGAATTTAGTAGAACAGATGCGGGGCCTTAGTTATTTACTTAACCGTTCGTATAGATCCCCTCTTCTGTTGCATCTTAGGCAGGGGACTCATGCGAACTAGTGTTTAACATAAGGAAAAGGATAATGTCACAGGATGACACCCTAGCGCAACAGGCTGCTGAACGTAAGGAAGTTAATTTACGTAAGCGAAAGAGAGGCAGACCTAAGAAATCTGAAGTACAGGCTAAGACCTCAGGCTCTAGAGGCAAAGTAGGCAGACCCAAGGGTGATGCTTCTATAATTAACGAGTACAAAGCTAGGATGTTAGCTAGTCCTAAGTCAGAACTAGTGTTACAGACTATCTTTGACGCTGCAACTAACGATGACCACAAGAATCAGGCAGCAGCATGGAAGCTAATAATGGACCGTATACTGCCTGTAGGGGCTTTTGAGAAGGATGTAATCAAAGATGCGGGACGAAGTGCAATACAGATTAACATCACTGGGGTCGGAGGCACGACTATTGCTGATGGCTTTGAATCGGGAGAGGAAATTGAAGGAGAAGCAGTGGATGTCACAGAATAAACTAGACGATGTACTAGAGGAAGCCCTCGGATACGTAACCAGAGTAGGGGACGCCACTAGTCAGCTACTAAACGTGGCTGTACTCTTTGGTGACAACGCTAACGAGTCTATTTCTGGACGTAGCCACAGGCTAAAGGGCAAGTCTAAGGGCTGGAGATGGCTCAATGCCTCTATCGACTACGTATTTGACGAGAATCACTGCGAGAGAGCCTACGTAAATGACGTAGCCCGCGCCCAGAGGACTGTTGAAGAAGCTAATCAGTGAAATACTTTGCCTACAAAGAGTTTAACTGTCAGCATACTGGTGAAAACCACATGGAACCTGAGTTCTTGAGCAAACTAGACTCACTCAGGGAGTACTGTGGTTTTCCTTTTGTTATCACCAGCGGCTACAGAAGCCCTAGCCACCCGTTAGAGGCCGTAAAAGAGATACCGGGGACTCACGCGCAAGGCATAGCGGCAGACATAAAGACAACTAACTCTGCCCATCGGTATACGCTAATAAAAGGGGCCTTAGAACACGGCTTTACTGGCATAGGGGTCGCTGGTGACTTTATTCACGTAGATACACGGGGAACTGTACCCGTTATTTGGACGTACTAGTGTTATGATTACTATCGTAGGGGCAGATTGGTGTCCTGCATGTAAGAAAGCAAAGAAGTCAGCCCAAGAAAGCGGGCTTGAGTACAACTACGTACACATTCCTCCGGGGCAACCGGGATGGGACATGGTAGAAGCCTTGACAGGTAAACGGTCCATACCCCAAATATTTTACCACTTTGGTGGTTTACAAGAGTTCAACAACGCAGTAGAATCCACTATGAATGTTTCGGAGATTAACTAAATGTTAAGTAAACCTAAGACTTTAGCCCTCGCTGTAGCATCTGCAACTCTGGCCTCTTCTGTGGCTTTAGCAGACCAAACAGTGTCCCCTACGGGCCAAGTTCTCTTGTATCCTTTTTATACCACTGAGAACAACGCAAATACGTATATGCACGTAACCAACAACACTAGCGATCAGAAGGCTGTGAAGGTCCGGTTTATGGAGGCTCAGAACTCATCAGTAGTTCTAGAGTTCAACGTGTACCTCGGCCCTCACGACATATTTCCCGTTGCGTTGGCACCTAACGATTTTGGTGGGACTTCAGTCATAACAAACGACAGCACCTGTACAGTACCACAGCTAGGGACATCTAATCCTCCTTACGACGGTACACAGGAACTGCTGGCATCTGGAGCCACACTCAGGTCACAGCCGTTTGTTCCGTACCTGTTTGAGAGCGAAGAGTCTGGAGACATCTCACGGACACTCATGGGTCACCTAGAGGTTATTGAGATGGGAGTGGTAGGCGATGCCGTTGACGTAGCCGACTGTGACTCACTGATTGACCTGTGGACTACAGGTACTGGTGCTTGGTCATCTAACACAGCTACTAACGTAACTGGACCTACTGGTGGGCTATCAGGATCTTCTCTGTTCATTGTCCCTGAGTTAGCTTACTCCATGTCTGTGCCTGTTACGGCTATCGACGGGTGGGCTAAGTCTGGTACTAACTACCACAAGAGTCCGGGCAACTTGGCTCCTGACTTAGATGACGGTGTGTCCAAGGCAGTAGTAAACGGAGTGACTGTAAACTACACCAGCAAAACAAACGGGTCTGTGTTAGCCATGAGTGCGCTCCTAGCGTCACAGAGCATTAACAACGAGGTACAGACAGAGGACGTACTCGCTGCTGAGACTGATTGGGTAGTTACGTTCCCGACTAAAAAGTACTTTACTGAGGACACTGCTTCTGCACCGTTTACGGTAGCTTACGACAGCACTAAGGCTGACGGAGGTGCTTGTGAGCCTATGTCTCTCGTCAGGCGTGACCGTGAGTCTAACGTCACCGCCGCTAACGCTCAGTTTGTTCCTGAAGCACCAGACGGCATAGAGGACACTGTGTGTAAGACAGTTAACGTACTCTCGTTTAACAGCAAGAGTGCCTTAATCACAGATACTAACAAAGACGTTGCTTATGCGTTCCAAGCAGGGTCAGCTACTCTGAATACTAGTCAGAAGTTACCAAAGGACGATAACAACGTGGAGATTAAGGGATTACCTATTCTCGGCTTTGCTGGCACACGTATCGTCAACGGTCCAATGAGCTACGGTTACGCTGTAGAGCATAAGTCAATGACGGTGACTAGTAGCTAAGTAGTGACTGATCTTAATGTTCAGTTGTTGCCTTGGCAGCAAGAAGTCTACTCTGATTCTACACGATTCAAGGTAGTCGCTGCTGGAAGACGGACAGGGAAGTCCCGACTAGCTGCATGGATGTTAATCATTAACGCCCTACAGACGGATAAGGGGCAAGTTTTTTACGTTGCGCCCACTCAGGGTCAGGCCCGTGATATCATGTGGCAAACCCTGATGGAGCTAGGAAACCCTGTAATCTCAGGTTCACACATTAACAACCTGCAGATCAAGCTGGTCAACGGGGCCACGATTAGTCTCAAAGGAGCCGATAGGCCAGAGACAATGCGTGGTGTTTCCTTGAAGTTTCTTGTGATGGACGAGTACGCAGACATGAAGCCTGACGTATGGGAGCAGATCCTCCGTCCAGCACTGGCTGACCAAAAGGGTTCAGCAATGTTCATAGGTACGCCTATGGGCAGGAACCACTTTTACGAACTGTACAAGTACGCAGAACTAGGGGATGACCCAACGTACAAGGGATGGCACTTTACATCGTATGACAACCCGATACTGGACTCAGAAGAAATCGACATGGCTAAAAAGTCTATGTCATCTTATGCGTTTCGTCAGGAATTTATGGCATCGTTTGAGGCCAGAGGTTCCGAAATGTTTAAGGAAGATTGGGTACACTTTGGAGAAGAGCCAGAGGTAGGTGACTACTACATCGCAGTTGACCTCGCAGGTTTTGAAGAAGTCAACAAGAAACGGACGAAGAATACAAAACTAGATGAAACTGCAATCGCTGTTGTTAAGGTTAGTCCTGATGGTTGGTACGTTGATAACATTATATATGGGCGGTGGAGCCTTGACGAGACTGCCGCCAAGATATTTCAGGCCGTTAGAGATTACAGACCAATTAGCGTTGGTATTGAAAGAGGAATAGCAAAGCAGGCAGTAATGAGTCCTCTGACAGACCTAATGAAACGCCACGGTACGTTCTTTAGAGTCGAGGAGCTAACCCACGGTAACAAGAAGAAAACAGACAGGGTTATGTGGGCGCTACAGGGACGATTTGAGAACGGGTACATAGATTTAAGCAAGGGTGAGTGGAACAGCAGATTCTTAGACCAACTGTTTCAGTTTCCAGATCCGCTGACCCACGATGACTTGGTTGACGCACTAGCATACATAGATCAGTTAGCAAAGGTTGCGTACAGCTACGATTACGAAATTGACGAACACGAAATACTAGACATTGTGGCAGGATACTAATGAACAACAAGCGTGTTTTTAGAAAATTAAATACATACGGAATTTACGCTATATCTGCCGTAGTAATTTTTACTATGGGCTACAGCATAGCTTTAATTTAAGGAAAGTACTATGGCAGACGCAGAAATCTTAAGTCCCGACCCGCTGATGATGGAGGAATCTATTGAAGAGTGGGTTATAACTAAGTGTGAAAACTGGAGAGATCATTATGAGTCGAACTACGAAGCAAAGTTCGAGGAATACTATAGGCTATGGAGAGGTCAATGGGACCCTGCTGACTCGGAAAGAGCATCAGAGCGTTCTCGCATTATCTCTCCTGCGCTTCAGCAGGCTGTAGAGTCTAACGTAGCAGAACTAGAAGAGGCCACGTTTGGTCGCGGTAAGTGGTTCGATATTACCGACGATGCCAATGACCAAGACAACCAAGACATTCAGTATCTCCGCAAGAAGCTGACAGAAGACTTTGAGAACACCAAGGTACGTAAATCTGTCGCTGAGTGCTTGATTAACTCTGCTGTATTTGGTACAGGTGTTGGCGAGATTGTCCTTGAGGAGATCAAGGAGATGGCTCCAGCTACCCAGCCTATTATGGGTGGAGACTTGACTGCTGTAGGCGTCAACGTCACTGACAGAATCGTAGTAAAACTGCGTCCTGTACTACCCCAGAACTTCCTGATTGACCCTGTAGCTACGTCTGTAGAAGACGCTATGGGTGTGGCTATTGACGAGTTTGTGTCAAAGCACTCCGTAGAACTCCTGCAGGAACAGGGAGTTTACAACGAAGCGTACATTGAATCAGCGGCTCCTGACACAGACCTAGAGCCAGACCAAGACCTTACGATCTACGGCGATGACAAAGTTAGGCTGACTAAGTACTACGGACTTGTGCCTCGTGAACTCCTTGAGGCCGAAGGCGTAGAAGTTGAGTCTGACTCCATGTACGTTGAGGCTATCGTGGTTATCGCCAACGGCGGCACACTGCTCAAGGCTGAAGCTAATCCCTACATGATGGAAGACCGCCCTGTAGTAGCTTTTCCTTGGGACGTTGTTCCGGGTCGTTTCTGGGGCCGTGGAGTCTGCGAGAAAGGGTACAACAGCCAGAAAGCCCTCGACACGGAGCTACGCGCACGTATTGATGCACTAGCACTAACAATCCACCCAATGCTCGCTATCGACGCTACACGGCTTCCTAGAGGAGCTAAACCTGAAGTTCGTCCGGGTAAAATGATTCTTACTAACGGAGATCCGCGTGAAGTACTTCAACCGTTCAACTTTGGGCAAGTGGGCCAGATTACTTTCGCTCAAGCGCAGGCGCTTCAACAGATGGTGCAACAAGCGACAGGCGCTGTGGACTCCGCAGGGATCGCTGGACAGGTCAATGGCGAGGCTACTGCTGCTGGGATCAGTATGTCTCTTGGTGCTATTATCAAACGCCATAAGCGCACTCTTATAAACTTCCAGCAGTCGTTCCTGCTTCCGTTTGTAACCAAGGCGGCTCACAGGTACATGCAGTTTGATCCTGAGTCTTATCCCGTAGCTGACTACAAGTTTAACGCTACGTCTACTCTGGGTATTATTGCTAGGGAATACGAGGTTACTCAGCTTGTTCAGCTTCTGCAGACCATGAAGCAGGATAGCCCCCTGTATCCTGTGTTGATCCAAAGCATTATTGACAACATGAACTTGTCTAACCGTGAAGAGCTTATCGGTGCTATGCAGCAAGCAAATCAGCCTGATCCGCAACAACAGCAGATGGCACAGCAGGCACAGCAGGCTCAAATGGCCTTCCAGCAGAGTCAGACAGCCGCGCTTAACGCACAAGCTGCTGAGTCGCAAGCAAGAGCAGGTAAGTACGCGGTTGAAACACAACTTGCTCCTGAAGAACTACAAGTCGATAAGATTAACGCTATTACCCGTAACCTCCAAGCAGGAGACGAAGACGATAAAGAATTTGAGCGTAGACTCAAGGTTGCAAACGCCCTTTTAAAAGAAAGTGAAATAGAAGGAAAACGTAAAAATGCTAATGACACAAACCGAAATGAACCAACTCCTAGAGCAGATCAACAGCGTGTTCAAGAGCCAATTCGACAAATTGGACCTGCTGGAGAGCAAGCTCGCGGCCCTAGAGGGCCAAATGTCGGGCCTGCAACAGAAGGAGTCATCTGATGCCAAAGGAGAAAGACCCAAAGCTAAAGCGAGCAGGAGTAAGCGGGTACAACAAGCCGAAGCGAACGCCTAGTCACCCGACTAAGAAGTTTGTTGTAGTTGCCAAAGAAGGCGACAAAACTAAGACTATTCGGTTTGGTGATGCCAAGATGAAGATTAAGAAAGATCAACCAGCTAGACGTAAGTCGTTTAGAGCTAGACACAAGTGCGACACTAACAAACCTAGTAAACTCACCGCAAGATACTGGTCTTGCAAAAACTGGTAAGGAGATAGTTATGCCAATGGTCGGAAAGAAAAAGTTCCCTTATACAGCTAAAGGCAAAGCAAAGGCTAAGGCGTCTGCAAAGCGAACAGGTAAAAAGGTAAAAAAAGCTAAAGGATACTAATATGGCTAAACGAGGTCTATATAGTAACATTAATGCTAAACGTAAGCGTATTGCCGCTGGATCAGGCGAAACAATGCGTAAACCGGGGTCTAAGGGCGCTCCCAAGGCCTCTGCCTTTAAAAAAGCAGCAAAAACTGCCAAAAAACGAAAATAGTACTTGACAAACGCAAAAAAGTATGATATAATATATAGTGTACTAAGGTACATTTTATTAACAGAGACAACCCAAGGGGCCTCAAGTGGATCAAGAAACTCAAGAGTACTACGACAATTACTTTAGTCTTTTTCTGACAGGCGGTTGGAAACAGCTTATGCAGGACTTCAATAACAACGCGGTACAGATTAATAGTATTGAAGCGGCTAAAGATGCTAACGATATGTATTTTCGTAAGGGACAACTAAACGTATTAGCCCACTTACTGAACATGGAAAACATAGTCAGTACTAACTACGAGGAAGCAAACAAGGCTTCTGAAGAAGATGATTAAAGTATTCGACTTTCGTTGTACTAACGGACATATATTTGAAGAATTTGTAGAAGGCAACGTAACAACCATTAGGTGCGGTTGTGGAGCCAACGCTACAAAGATAGTCTCAGCAACTCAGCATATCCTTGACGGTGCTTCAGGGGATTTCCCCGGCAGGCACATGAAGTGGGTACGTGAACACGAGAACGCTGGGAAAACCACTCGGGAATCCTAAAGGGGCAACTCCCATGTTATTTCTCCATAACCTATAAAGGCGGGGTAAGTTTATAATGTCACGAGCGACACTAATTGATGAGCGCCCAGAAGATATCGCAGAAACCGACGAGCTAGACACTCAGGATACTATTGAGACTCCTATTGAAGAGGAGCCGCCTCAAGAGCAAGAACCTGAATCAGCACTTCCAGAAAAGTACCACGGTAAATCTGTAGAGGAACTTGTACAGATGCACCAAGAGCTTGAGAAGTTTTCAGGCAAGCAGAGTACGGAAGTTGGTGAGCTACGCAAGGTTGTAGACGATTATATTCAAACAGCACAACTCTCACAGCAAGCACCTCAACAACAGCAAGAACAAGATGAAGACGTTGATTTCTTTGTAGATCCAACTTCTGCTGTAAACAGGGCTATAGACAACCATCCAAAGATTAGAGAAGCGCAAGCGTACACTGAGCAGTACAAAAAGCAGGCAACGCTGGCACAACTTCAGCAGCAACACCCGGATATGGAAGCAGTGCTTCAAGATCCTAAGTTTGCTGAGTGGATCAAAGGATCAAAAGTCCGAACACAGTTGTTTGTTCAGGCTGACCAGATGTACGATTACGATGCTGCCCACGAACTGTTTAATCTCTGGAAAGAGCGTAACCAAGCAGTTCAACAAACAGCGCAAGCTGAAAGGCAAGCCCGTAAAAGTTCAGTTAAGTCAGCAAGCACAGGCAACGCTCGCGGAGCAGCAGAGGTATCTCGTAAGAAAACGTATCGTCGTGCTGACCTTATAAATCTTATGAAAACAGACCCCGATCGCTACATGGCACTACAGCCTGAAATTATGGCAGCTTATGCAGAGAAGAGGGTCAAATAGCCTAAAGGAGAATTATCATGGCTAATGAAACCTCTGGAACTTATTTTACAGCTAATGCTGTAGTAGATAAGACAGCGGCAGGTACTTTCATCCCCGAAATTTGGTCGGATGAGATTATCG